GAGCATCGTCATGATTTCGTCTGCTACACGCTTGTATGCGTCCCATCCTACTTCACTTGCTATCTCAACGTCGCCATAGTTGACTCTTTCTACTCCGAACTCGCCGGAGTCTCTGTCAACCATTCTAGCTATTGGTGGTGCTATCTCGGGTGTGCATGTAAAGCCGTCTAGGTCTCTACTGCGATAGCTGCAACTGGCAGTGGGTGCAATAGCGAACGCCCGTGCCATATTATTATTGTGTGCTACTTGTGCCGCTTCAAAAATCGCTCTGTCCAAGGCAGTAGCCGCCATACCGGCTTCGTTGGTTGCACTATATCCTCTGTTGACAAGGCGGAGTGCTTCTCCGAAGTCTTTGTAGCTGATGTTGTAACGTCTGAGGAAGTTGGCAAGACCGAGCACTCCAAGCCCCACTTGTCTGTCGACTTCTGGGGTAAGGTATTCTCCAGATTCTCCAACACCTGTCCGGCCATGGAGATCACACAACTCGGACATGCCTGATACGAAAGCCTCTTGTAGGTTGTCGAGTGTACAGGAACCGAGATTGACATGCTGTAGCAAGCAAGTTCCACGTGAGGGCAAGTATACTTCAAGACAGACGTTCCCATAGATACGCTCCCCGGTATTGGGGTCGTGTTTGATTTTGTTGAGCCAGATGTCTCCTGATTTGATTCCATAAATAAGTGCGTCCTTAACGTCTTGTTCTGCAAACTTCCACATGTCATCGTCAATGTCGATGCAACGCTTGACCCAAGGCAGTTCTGATCGAGTTGCAGTTATAAAATCCACCGCATCTGGGTGGCATAGGTCTAGATGGAGTACAATGGCTCCGTTTTTGTAGGCTCCGCCACGTCTGAGTGTCTCGTTAAGTGCGGAGTATATTTTACCAAAGCTGACTGGGCCTGTAGCCACAAGTCCTTTGTTGTTCTCATGCCCTGCTGGTCTAAGCTTAGACAGGTGGATAGCACAGCCTGCACCATAACGTAGTGCATGACTAGCAAACCTCCAGCTAGCTTCTATACCATTAGGTCCTTCCATTGAGTCTTCAACTACGAAGGTGGTGCATGAAACAGGGAGTCGGGATTCTGGGTTATCCAACCAAGATTGGACCCGACCAGTGCGGGAGATTAGTTCTGACATGTTAAATAATAATACTATTTTCTATAAAATCTTTCAGAGCATTGCTCAGTGCAAAGTTCTGACGTTGTAATGCAAGGAAGACGGTAATCACATCTTCCTTCTTGTTATAATGTTTACGTAGATTATCTTCAATCACTCTCATCTTGAAGTCCTGTTCCATCGTTAATGGTATAGGCAGCTTCGGGCGTCCAGAGTTTGGGTTCTTGCTGTTCGGTATCATAGTCCTCGATTGTAAGTATTCGGGCTAGCCTTGCATTCAGCAGTGCATCCTCTTCGGTTAGTCCTTTATCTGTAAAGGCTTTCACAACTGTCGCCCAGCTGTAGCCTTCTTTGTTGAACAGAGTCTCTGCTCTCTTCACTCCTATCCCCGGCACTCCACTGTAGCCATCAGTCTGATCGCCAGCTAGTGTCTGTATCAGATGCCATCTACCACCTTCTTCAGCGGTGATGTTTTGAGTGCTTTCGAGGTTGTATAGTTTACCGGGTATCTGTTTCATATCTTTGTCAGGAGAGACAATAATATTTCCCGGGTGTTGTGTAGCGTAGATACCCATGGCATCATCAGCTTCCAACTCTTTCATTTTAATTACGTTGTATTGAATACGTAAATTAGATATAACTCGTTTGTAGCCACAGGGCTTCTTACGGTTTCGATGACCTTTGTATTCTGGGGAAATTTTTTTCCTAAAATTTTTGGTGTCCGAAAAGAACAGTATAGGTTCATGAAGATTGCCAAATTCTGAACTTATCTTCTGAATCTCATTAGTTACTGCCTTGTAAGCATCACTGAAGTTAGATGTAACAAATATAACATCTTCTCCGTAGTCTATCTCTGTTTCACAGGCTGCACAGCACTTATATACTATGTAGTCTGCATCTATTAGTAAATTCATGGTGGTTAGTGTACGTCAGCCCAAGTCTGCCCAATCTTAGCTTCTGCTGCGATGGGACATCTTAGACGGTAATGTTCGCCTGCTAATTTGGCTGCAAGCTCGAGCCATCTCGCCAACTCTTCACAATCACGCCTGTAACACTCATAGTTTAGCTCGTCATGTATGAATGATAGTTGGTGGCCGTCAGGTGGTAGGCACTCATTTATGATGACCATCCATCTTTTGGCGATTGTCGCTGCGCTTCCCTGTAGGAGGTAATTGAGAAACTTATGCCCTTTGTCAATGCTGATACGCCTACCGTCGATGGCGTTTGCATAACCTCTCTCACTACGTGTCTTACAAGCCTGTAACAGCTCCGCAAGACCCGGAATGGCAGCAACATAAGCCTTACGTATATCTGCTCCCTTTTGTGCAGCGGCTTCTTCGGATAGTAACTTATCAAAGCTCCTCCCTAGTTTGATGTTCCCTGCCCCGTAAAGGAAGGCGTAGGTAACAGTCTTAACTTGTCGACGGGTAATTCCGATTCTATCGGCATTGGTTTGGTGTATATCTCCTGTTGTAAGGATTCGAGCATAACGTCCTTTATCGTATCTGGCGAGGTAGTGGGCGAGCATCCTGAGCTCAATACCACTAAGATCGGCAGAGACCAGAACTTTAGTAGGTGTAGCCGTAAATAGTTTTCTAAATCTTTCGTCACTTGGTACTTGTGCTAAATTTGGTTTTCTGTGTGCACATCGAAATGTGTTGGTGGCGACAGAACAATGATGGTGTATCCTGTTACACGTCGTAACAAGCTTCTGCCATGCGTTCACGCCTTCCGAGATCATCCCCAATTTCTTGGTAATATCGAGACATTGAAGAAACAACAGGGCTGTCTCCGACCCAATATCCTTTAATACAGTCTCGTCCACGACGGGCTTGCCTGTCGCTGTCATTTGGGTTGGTTTCCAGTTTTCGTGTGTCTTCAGTATCCATGCTATGTGGTCTCGTGAGGTGGGGTTAAGTTGTTTAAGTTTTGTAAATGGGCATCCTTGTATGTACCCTTGTGTCCTGTTATTTCGCTTAGGTGTAAACACTGCTCCAGCAACGAACCCGAATTTTGAGCGTAATATTTTTGTAGCTTCTTCCAGTTCTCCTCGGAGAGTTGATTCGAGCTCGTATGCTGCTCGTTCGTCGAAATACCATCCATGTTCTTCTTGTTTCTGTAGTATGTGTGCGACCTGATGTTCTAGTTGGACCCAATCAGGTAAGGGTGGAAATGTTGGCATAATTTATTTGTAACAATAACGTCTTGTTCGCAATAGTCCTCCATCTCCTGTGACCATTCTAGCCAGTCGGAAGTCTCTCCAAAGTTCCCCTTGTATTCTCCCAACCTGTAGCCATATGACTCCAAGGAGTGGCGACCATACAGTTTGGTAGGCATACCTTTGTGCTGTGCGTTTCTGTCGGTATTCAGCATGTCAGCGTGGTATAGCCTTGATAGTATAAGTGTATCTACAATCACACCCTTTGGTTCAAAGAAAGGGTAGATGTGTTTTATCACTGGCAAGTCAAAGCCAATGATGTTATGTCCTATAATAGTGTCAGCAAGTTCTAGATACTGAACTCCTCTGACTATAGGGTCTGTCTGTCCT